CGGCGTCCGTCGGCGCGCGCAGCTTCTCCTCGGTGTCGAAATCGAGGACATCAATACGAAGCTCACGCGGCCAGTCCGGGAGCTGACGTGACAATCCTTCGATCGCATCGGCCGGTACGTCGGTTTGGATCTCGAACTCGCGTCCGAACCGGTCGGCGAGCACTCCGTGGAGAATGATCTTCATGCGTTCACCACCACGTCGTCCTCGAGGACTTTGAAGGTGGCGACAGTTGGCTTGCCGTCGCGGATGCCGACAATGTGATGCTGGAGGCTCGGCCAGGCGCGAAAGCCGTTCATGTCCTCTTCGGACAGGTTGGGGTCACGCCCGGGGTGGGTGTGCCACGTTGCGACAGCCCCGGCGGCGAGCTGCTCGAAGAATGCCTTCGGGTCGATATGAAAACCCTTTTCGGGTTCTGCATGGATATTGGGCAGCTGCACGACGTCACCGTCGGCTGTGATGATCCCGCAGCACTCCGGCTCGCCAAAGCGCAGGTCATCTGCCTCAACGAAGTCAAGCAGATTGGACGCGATATCGGTCACGCAGCAGACTCCTGAGATCGGTGTCGGGGAGCTTCGGCCGGAGGTCGGGGACGTCCGGATGCCGAAGGATGAAAGCAGTCGAGTTGCGCCAGAAATCCCGGTACGGTTCGGCACAGCTGAAGCGACCCAGCCGGTGGTGGGTGATCATGTTGTCACCCACGTAGATCGCGAAATGATTGGGGTTGCTCTCACCGATCGCGAGACAGAGCACGTCGGCGGGCCGAAGATCTTTGAACTTCCAGTCGGTAACCATTTGGAAGCCTTCGCGCTCATGGAGCTTGCGGATCAGATCATCACTGTCCGCGCTCCAGTCGTGCGGTCGGGCGTAGTTGGTGATCGGGATCTGGAAATTGTCCCAGAAGAACTCCCGCCCATGCGCGAAGCAGTCGCGGACACCCGGGAGGAACGATCGCCCGCAGAGGTGCTCGTACTGCAGGATCACTGCTGCACCGCAGGGTATGCGGGAGGGAAATAGGCCCTGTACGGAAGAGTGAAGCCGAGAGAGTCTGAGGCCGTGGCCAGTTGTAGCTCGATCGAGAGACGGCTGTACTGCGGCACGCGCTTCACGCGATAGGAGCGCTCCTGCCTGATCAATCGATTGTTCAGCAGGTTGTCGAGCAGGATGACGATATGTTTGACAGTCCCGCCTTCGAGATAGCCGTCATAGACCAATGGCTTGAACGGCGAGAGGTCGACGGTGCCGTCACCGATGGTGAGTTTTGGAAGTAGAGAACTGCCGTCCGTCGACTTCTTGAAGCCGGTCATGGCGATCGGCAGGCCCTCATAGGTGTGACCCTGCCAGTCGACGTTGTTGTCGCCCTTGAAGTAGATCGTGCCGCTGCCGTCGTTGGGCGTGAGCTCGAAGAGGTCGATCTCCGCATCGGCCTCAAGCTTGTGGGCATCCTGGATATGTTCAGCGGGGATCGAGGTCACACGGCGCGGTGTATGGGTCACCGTTCGTGGTGGAACAGGACGGGCTGTGACTTAGGCCCGGAAGTGACCGGGTCACTTCATATGAAAAGGGCCGGAGCTTTCGCCCCGGCCCTTCCACTCACCGCAGAGAAGAGGCCCGTCTGCGGGAACTGGCTTAGGCGGCGTAGAGCCGGCCTGCGGCCTTGGTACCGATCTCGACGAGGCGCCCAGTGGCGGCTTCCGAGGCGGTGAGCAGGAGTCCACGCATTTCCCAGGGCATCGCGCCGTACTGGGTCTCGGTGAAGGACAGATTGAAACCCTTCGTGACCTGGACCTTGGGCGCAACGTAGACGACCGGGCGGCCGAAGTTGGCGAGCGTACCGACGATCTTGACCGAGAACAGGTCGCCCTGGTCCGTCGAACCGGCCTCCATCTCGGTCACGACCCAGACGACCGCACCGGCCGGGAAGCTCATTCCGGCTGGGATCGGGAAACCCGCAATCGACACCGTGTGATCGCCGGCCGCAAAGGTGGAATCCGCCGCGGCGCGGCACGGAAAAACATAGCCGTCGATTGTGGGATGCTGAATAAGGAGCGTGTCACCCGCTTTGATGACCGCAGCAGCCGAGCCGAGCGTGCTGAGCGCTTCACCCGGGATCGGATAATCGTTGAGCGTCAGCGAAACCGCCGCTGCCGCCGCTGCCGTCTTCAGCTTGCCACGAAGCGGCTGACGAGCAGCCGTGCCAAAACCTTGCGCGCGAAGCAGGTTGTCAGCCGAATATTCCTGAACGGAACCGGTGATCTGCGACTGTACATTCGTCCTCTTGGTGTCGACAAGCGCCTGGGCGATGCCGGCCGTCAGGTCGAGGTTCGAGCTGTCGACCACGACAGCGATTTCCTTCGCCAGGCCCACGGAGTGGTCGGCGGGGTTCAGGTCAAATACGGGGACGTCTCCGAACTTCGCCATCATCAGCGTGGCGCTCGAGAGCATGAAAGCGTTCTTCTTTGCCGACATGGCAGGGGCTCCTCATGGGGTGGGCAAACTGTCGATCACCCCTTTGAGAGCGCCCCATCGCGAACTCACGGCAAAGCGCGGCCACCGCAATCCACCGTTATGTCAGGACTCCGATCGTCACGCCGAGGGCAAGTTCAGCGCGCGTTACTTTCCGACCGTCGATGAGATCGTCATGCTGGATCACCTTACCGGTAATGATGCGCGACTGCTCAAAGCTCGCGCTCATGCGGAAGTCGCCCACTTCACGGTCAAGCGGTTCAATCGCTGCCCAGAACGTGCCGAGCTCGTCTAGGCCTTCATCTTTCTCGAGGTGGGTCACGACATCCGTAACCTTCTTGCGCCGCTGCCATTTGACTTGCTGGGTGGCTTCAAAGAGCCGCCAGCTCATCCAGATTGTCCCCTCGGGCTGTTCTGAGGGACCGTTGTCTCCAACAATAAAGACCGAGCCTCCCGGCGTGCGGATCACCATACCAGCGCGCACCGCTGACTTGGCGGTCGTACGCAGAACGTGTCGCGGATTGACGAAGGCATAGACCGGGATCTGCTTCTGGTCCGCTTCCGAGATGACACCGTGAATGACGCCACTACCGCCCTCGATAACGGTGAGCGGCACCTCGAAACGTCGTCCAAGTTTTGTCAGACTGGCCATGCTCAGTACCCCGGATTGTGATGAACGAGCTTCATCTCGAAAGCGTCGATGAGCCCTCCGGAGCTCGGGATGGCCTTCGGGATTTTCAGCGGCTCCCTGAAGCGGACTGTCAGTTGACCAAGGTGAGGATGTCGGAAGTCGAACGGCTTCCAAAGGCCATGCTGCTCGTAGAAGAGCTCGAGACGACGCGCGTTGTAACGCGGGTTGGTGCTCTGATCGAAAAGGCCCGTGCCCTTCAGGTACCAATACATGCCCTGCAGCTGCACGACGAAGCTCTTCTGATAAGGCACTCGCGGCTTGGATGAGAAGTACCAGCCGTTGAAGGACACACCTTTCCCATCCCCCGACGGGGGTTCAGTTTCCGGCACCATGTAGTCCGGACAGAAGTCGAAGAGATCGTTAGCCACCCTGTGCCACCTGTTTGATTAGCTGCTTGGTCGGACCGCCGCGGTAAATGTCGTTGGCGACTACCACGAGGACGTCATTCGGCCCCATCTGGGGCTTGTCCTCCGGGGCCACGACGTAGACGTTCATGTTCTGCATGGCCGGCGGTGGCATCACGACCTTGGGACCGAAATCGCGCATTGCCAGCGCGCCGCGCTCATTGAGCGCCCGCATGAAGTCAGGGCCTACGCTGTCGACTGCAGGCTTCCGAACGATCCACTCCCCGTTCGCAACCTTGCGATAAGTGCTGTCACGATTGGGAACGCCGTCACGAATGTGCTCGCCGCGGTAGGCTCCTTTGACCTTGCCGCCGTAGAGCATCCCGGCGTTGAGATCGATGCCCGATGCGGCTTCTGCCGACCGGGCATTCGCGATAACGGAGTCACCTGATTGCCCACCAATACCCAACGCCGCCTGGAGGATCTTCACGACGATCATCTTCGCAATGAGCTTGATCAGATACTGGATGATCGACTGGACCATGTTGCGGAAGGCTTCCCGCATGGACATGGTCCCGCTGATCACGTTCCCCAGGAACTCTTCCATCGACGCGGATACGGTTTCAAGCGCACCGCCCAGGTTCATTTTGATCATGTCGGCCCAAGAGGCCGTGAGGTTGTGTGCTTCGCGGAAGTTCTGGACCGCGCCAGCCCAGGCCTGGCTCATGCTCGTGGGCAGCTCGGCGAGACCACCGAAGCTCGCCTTGAGCTCGGCGTTGTCGTTCGTCAGGCCAACGATCTTGAGGTGCAGATCCTCGAGTGACTTCAGTGCCGGATCGATGTTCGTGAGCAGGTCGTGCTGCTTCGCGGCGTCCGAGACCCCGGCGATGTTGTTGAAGGCTGCGGTCAGGCCAGCGATACGCTGATCGTTGATACCGATTTGGGCGGCGTCGCGCTGATCCCTCGCGCGCGCGGCCTGGCGCTCGAGATTGGCTCGGACGTAATCGGGAACTTTGTTCTTGAGATCTTCGCGATCGAGCGAGCTCAGCCTCGACTGCACCATGTTGAGGCGGTGGTCGGCTTCCTCTTCGGCGGTCTTGGCGACGCGCTCGACAGCGTCGACCATGACCTGCAGCGCCTTGGCGATCTGCTCACCGACCTGGCGCTGCGTCTCTTCGCGCTTGGCACTGATCTCGCGATTGAGGTCGTCGATCATGTCCTTGCCGCGACCAGAGTTCGGATCGAGCTTCAGCTGTTTGATCTGGTCCCGGACCTGCTCGGTGCGGTCGGCGATCCACTGATCAAGAGCCTTGTCGACCCGCCCGATGTTCTGCTGCAGGCGATCGGGCGTCAGCGTCCTACTTTGCGCGACGATGAGCTCGCCTTCTGGCCCGGTTGAGACTTTGCCCCCAGGGTTCAGGAGCCCCTTGATTGCGTTCGACAGCTCGGCGGCCGATGCTTTCAGGCTCAGCGAGTCAGCGGCGCGCTCTTGACGGTTGGCCAGCCCCCCATGGTTCTTCTTTTTTGATTCCGGTGCTTCCGGGTGGGCCCCACTTCCGATGAAGCCTTCAAGCTGCTGAATGAGCGCGTCGTAGGCACCGGCCACGCTGGCGGTCTTGCCCTGCTTCGCCTTCTCATACTGTGCGATCTTCGCCTTGATCTGGGCATCAGGCTTGCCGGCCAGCGCCGATGTTTCGGCCTGGAGCGCGGCGCCCTTCTTCGTTGACAGCTGTCCTACGATGTCGAGCTGACCACGAGCCTGCTGTGACGCGCGCAGCGCATTCACGCCCTTGTCGAGCGAGACTGAGAACTCATCAACGAAGTGCTTAAGCTCGGCCGGGAGTTTTGCGGCAGCGTCGAACAGCTGCCGGCGGAGCGTATCATTGCCCGGGTCGGCGATGACTGACTGGTAGAGCCCCTGCACGTTCTTCGGCAGGCGATTGAACGCTCCGTTCTGGAGCCCCGTCTGGGTGATCGAGTTCGCCTGACCGATGAACTGTCCGCCCTGAGCGCGTGCGGCGACCGCCTGCGTTTGAAGCGCGCTGCCGAGAGTCCGCAGCTGCTCGAGCCGATAATTGCGAAGCGCCGCAGTCAGGTTGTCATAGCTGACCGTCGTGCTGTCGAGGTACGACGCAAGCCCCTGAAAGCGCGTGGAGAGTGTGGCGACTTCCGCCTGGAGCGCCATCTGATTGGAGCTGAGCTCCTTACCCCGAACGTAAACACGAGCCGTCGCGTCGTCGAGCGACGCGAGGACAGTGCGCTGCTTGCCAACAGCTTCTGTCGCCTGATTGAAGGCGGTCGTTGTCCGCTCAATCCCTTCAGCGTGAGCGTCTTCGGCGTCAGCGAGATCGTCCTTGATCCGCTGGTAGTCTTCCATCTGCTGCAGGATCTGAGCCTGCTTCTCGGTGTCGAAATAGCCCGTCGCCGAATACGCCCGCTCGAGCTTGGTGAGCGTTTCATCGGACAGGTTGTCATTGACCGTCTTGAAGTAGCTCTCGAGCGCGTCGGTGGCTGGCTTGATGGCATTGCTCGTCGTGTCGTTGACGATGTTCTTGAACCGCTGCCATTCGGCGGCGAGCGAGTCCTGACCCTTGGCCGCCGCTTCCGCCGCCTGGCCGATCTGGTTCTGAGCGATGATCTGCTGCTGGATCTCCTCACGATTGTTGCGGAGAACCAGGTACGCCGCGGCGGCGCGCGTCTCGAGCGTCTTGTAAGCCGCGGCGCTGTCAAAGCCGGCGGCGGCCAATCGGTTGAGCACCTCGGGCAAGCCGAGCTGATCGACGTCGATGTCGGCCATCGACAGGTGAAGCTTCTTGAGCTCCGCCGCGAGCGCTTTCGTCGGCGTCTGCAGGTCGACCAGGAATTGGCGGATGCCGGTTCCGATGGTCGAGCCTGAACGAATGCCGGCATTGGCCATCGTGGCCATGACAGCTGTCAGCTCCTCGAAGCTGATCTTGTTCTCGTGTGCGGTCGCACCGGCATATTGGATGCCGAGCGCCACCTGCTGGATGTTGAGCTTCGTGCGGTTCAACGCCGAAGCGAGCACGTCATTGATGTGAGCGGTTTCGCCGGCCTGCAACTGGAAGGCACCGATCGCTGCCGTGACCACATCCGTGGCTTCGGCGATCGAGGTACCCGACGCGGTGGCGAGCTGCGAGATGCTCTTGAGCGAGTCCGCGATTTCGCCCTGGGTGAAGCCCGCCTGGGCGAGGATTGTTGCGGACTGGGCGAGGTCGAGGGTCGAGAAGCGCGACTGCTTGCCGACATCGGCAATCGTCTGCGCGAGCTCGGCCTGCTGCGTCGCGGTCGCGCCCGAGATCGCACCGAGCTTGGCGATGGCATCCTCGAACTCGATCGAATAGGTGATGCCATCCTTGATCGCGCCGATCGTGGCGTAGATCGCCGCCGCCGCGGCGCCATAAGCCGCGGTGCGCGCGAAGATGCCGCCGACACCGGTACTCCCGAACAGGCCGCCCCCGCCTCCGTTGGCGGGCTTCTGCGCCTGACGGTTCGCGCGCTCCTGCTGGGCGGTCTCACTTTCGAGCGCCCGCACGCGCCGGTTAATGATCTGCAGCCGGGCCTCGTCGACCTTGAGCTGCTGCTCGGCACTGACCTTCTCCTGGCCGCTGAGTACCCGGGTCTTCTCGATCTGCCTCGCGATCGCCGCTTCGAGGTCAGCCTGGCGGATCTTGGCGCCGTTGAGCTCGAGCTGCGCGGCTAGAGCGCGCTCCTCGTTGCGACCGCTGCGAATATCGAGCGCGGCATTGATGCGGCCGTCGGAGGTTACGACCTTGTTGTTCGCGCGCTGCTCGGCCCCGATACGGCTCTCGGCCAGCTTCAGCCGCTCGCGCTCCTGCGCGATGATCAGGTGCAGCTGGCGATCTTCCTCGTTGCCGATCTTGCCGAGCATGCCTCGGGCTTCGGTGATGCGGTTGACCGCCAGGAGCCGCTGGTTCTCAAGATCTCGGAGTGTCGTCGCGTTCTGGACGTCACCGCGCATTGTCTCGCGGCCGTTCTTGAACCTGTTCTGCTCGGTCAGGCGCGCTTGTTCGCGCTCAGCCTGCATCGCTTGTGCGCGCTCGCGCTCCCAGCGTTGGGTGGCGAGCCGCTCCTTCGTCTGCTCGAGCTTGATCGCCGAGGCCGTCCGATCACGATCGTAGGAGGCCCACATCTGAGCCTCCTGGGACATCCGCTTTTGGGAGAGCTGGGTCTTCTGAGCCTCGAGCTGCTGCCAGGTGCGTTCCTCTTCCTGGGCGCGCTGGCGCATCTGCTGAGCCTGCACCGCCATCTGGCCTTGCGGCGAGGCAGCGAACACCTTGGCGTTGATGCTCTGGACGTTCTTTTCGAAGCGCTCGAGGGCCGAGATCGTCTTGTTGAAATCGCCGAGCGTCTTCTGGAGTGAGCCGCCGAAGCCATTCGCGGCTTCTCGAGCCTTCGTCTGGATCGCGGTTACGGAGGCCTGGATCTGCTGGACGCGGCGGGCGACCTCATCGAACGCCTTGAAGACGGCCTGGCCGTCTGCGTCGAGAATGACATCGGTTTCGACTGTGCCGCCGCTCATCCAGCACTCTCAACCGGAGCGGGGCAAGCATTTCACGTATTGGCTGTGACTTAGCAGGCCACCGCGCTCAGATTTTCGCGGCGGCCTGCCAAGTCCCCTTTGACGGGGAGATGTCCGGATCACCTCCTTTCGCAGCCAAAGCCAATTGTTCGGTAAGACCGGACGAAAAGTGACAACAGCAAAAAGGCGTCAACCAAAGTTCAGTGCGGCATTGATGTTTGCAATCGCGGCATCGAACGAAGGCGCGTCAGCCAAGTCGGTGTAGTCGCCCTTCACAAGCGAACCGTCGCCGCTCTTCTTGTCGCCGAAGACACCGTTCACCACCTCCGCGAAGGCGGTGAACTGGCACATCATGCGGGCATTGAGCTCACCCAGCTTGAGCTTCACTCGACCGACGAGCTCATAAAAACTCAGTCGCCAGTACAGTTCTTCGAGATCGCCCTCGTCGATCTCGAACGCCCAACAAATGCTTTCCTCGAAACTTAGCTCTGCGAACCAGAGGTCGAGGGGGCGGGTTGGGCCTGGTCCAGCTTGCTGGCCAATAGTTCGGCTAACTGCTTCAGCCCGCCCGCCGAGATCCCGAAAAAATACAGGAGGTGCCCCGTCGCCCACTGGAGAAGCTTGTTCATTTCATCGGGGTCGTCGAGACCAAGATCTTCGGCAGCTTTGAGCTCGGACTCGTCTTTGATGAGCTTCTTCTCCGGCGTCATGCAACGCCGGAGAATGTAATCACGGGCGTACGGATCCGCGGCGATCGTATCCACGATGGCCCCTGGATCGGGGACCATGCGCTGCAGATCCTGGTGAAGACCGTAGCTCATCTTGATCGTGTACTCGGACTCATCCTCGAGCTTGACCGTACAAGTCAGCGGAGGGCGCTCGAGACCGTTGGTTGTCGCAGCGGTCATGCTTGCACCGCCGGATCTTCCTGGACGATCTTGTCCAGGAGTAGCGCACGAAGAGCGCTGTCGAGCGAGATGTGCTTGTCCATCCCGAGGCGAAGGAGCCGATTGGCCAGCTGGTTGAGAGGGATACCCTCGGCTTGCGCCTTCTCAGCAAGCTCGAGGTAGAATGGGATTTCGACGCGAAGCGTAAAACTCCTGTGGGTTCGGTTGGACACGGTGGCTCCTTGCGTTGACGCTTGAGCCTTATGGTGCACCGCGGTTGCCGGTGTAGAGCGCGCTGTGACTTACCGCGTGCGCCCCGCGCCGTGGACTTCCTGCCACTTCCAGCGGTTGCCCTGAAAGCCCTGCTCGATGCGCTTGAACACGGCGTTCGGCATCGCTCGTGTCAGGAAATATCCGATGAACGGCTGGATTGTCGGCCGAAATGGCACTGTCTGCGGATTGCCGCCAAGGCGCCACGCGGCGCGCTCGCCGAGCATCGCCAGAAGCCCTGAGCCCCGCGGGTTCGAACCGAAATCACCAAGTCCTCCCCCGCCGAGCGCCGGCAGCATTCCTGGGGTGATCCGAGTCATGGCTTGCACGCGGATTGTCGCGATCGCGATCTTCGTGTCCGTATTGCGACTGTAATTCGTCGCGACCAATTTGGTGCTTCCGAGATCTTTTCGGTTCAGCGAAGTGTGCCTGTTGACCGAAACAGTGATGCCGCCGAAGGCGCCGGTCCACGCCTTTGGCGAGCGGAGTCCGCCAAGCACGGCGCCCGTCCGCTGGAACCATGCGTCACCTGCCCACTTGCGGGCTTGCATGTAGGATGGCTCGCGCCGCGGCCAGTCGCCGGTGAGTGATCGGACAAAGGTACCATTGAGTCCCGGCATGCCTTTCATCGCGTCGGACTCCGGCGCAACAGTGGACAGCGTCCCCGTTGGGCCTCGATTTCGGCCGGCGATGCCGATGACGTGCGTCATGAAGAGCTGGGCCATGTGATCGAGCTCACGCTCGATATCTGCCTGCATCCGTTCCTGGACCGTGCGCTTCAGCAGGTCGAACATTTTGTCGCCGTAAGAGACAGCGAAATCTTCAACGATCACCCGGGCGAAATTTTCGAAGCCGCGCGGCCTCAACTCCGAAGTGGTGGAGCCACCCTTCAGATGGTTGAACCTGAACCGTATCCTAAAGCTGGACATGGGGACTCTGCTCTCTCACGCCGGCTGCATGGCGAAGCTCTACAGCACGGTCTACAAATCCGTCGTCCGCGCGGTGAACGACCTGGTCAAGGACATTCAGTCCACCGTTGATCCCCAGGCGCTCTACTGGGCCTGGGAGAACCGAGACGACGAGGACAAGCTGCCTCGCGTGATGCTGGTCGGCGCCAACGGGTTCTCGTTCGACGAGAACCTCGGCCAGTGGCTGATCCGCTTCGGCGTCACGCTATCGACGGTCGACGACGCCAACCTGTTTCAGGAAGCCGATATCATCGACATGATCCACGACCGGTTCGGAGAGAAGCAGAAGATTTCACTCCGCGATCCTGACGACGGGAGCATCACGAACGAGCTCGTGTCAGTTCACTGGGAGGTGCTGCCGATGGTGCAGACCCAGGTCAGAAATTACCGCTCAATTGGCGTCGAGCTGCGGCGCACCGGAACCTAACAGCCTTCCATCACAGGGTCGGTCTTGCAGGCCGAACTGTGCAGCTCGGCCTGGTCAAGCTCATGCCGTTTCATGTCCCGGGCAATCTCAGGGTCGTTGGCGATCTTGTTCGCGAACTCGCGCGCCGCACTGAGCTCAGCCTTCGCCTGCTCAGGGCTTTCACCCTCATGGATCTTCTGGAGATAGATCTGAGCTTCGGCCTTCGTATAAGCATCGTCCGCGTCGGCTTGGGCCTTCGAGCACGCGGCCAGGGCCAGCGCGATAAGCAACACGGATGCTCTCATGGAGCCGGTGTTTAGCTTAAGCGGTGGTTCCTGTCACCGGGTCGTCGCGATTGATGGTCTGAACCAGCGATCCGAAGCTGCCGGCCAGATCGAGCTCTGGGTTCACCGCGGCAATCCCTTCGGCAATGTACTGATCGAGCTGGCCGCGGATCATGTTCCAATCGATCTTCTCGCGCTGGAACTGATCGGTGCCCGAGCTCTGCTTGGCAGCAAGCTTGACTTGCAGCGCAGGGATCTGACCAATTGCGGCTGTGGCTTCGATGGCGTCGCGTGCCTTGAGAGCAGCTGATCCAGCTGCGGCATCGAGCGCTGCCGCGGTGACTTGATCACGAAACCGGCTGTACGCCCCGACCAGGTCGATCGCTTCGTCTTCGAGCTCGTGCGTCTCGAGGCCAAGCTTGTTGCGAACGCCGCCCTCAGAAACTCCGAGAGGAAGGAAGGCGTCCAACCGATAGCGAAGCCGGCCGCTCTTCAGCAGGCCGGCAACGGTGTAGCTCCAATGCAGCTCCCGCGGCTCGGACAAAGCTCCAGCCTCGATAATTCCATTGTCGACCGCAGCCACAGCGATGACCGACGAAACGGCGGACGGGGCAGGCGTGACGGTGCCGTTCGTGACTTGCGAACCGGTGCCGTTGAGCAGCTCCCAGGTGATGTTGCCGTCCGGGAACCCGTCCGTGAACTCCACCAGTTGGGTGAGCGCCTGCCCCGCGCGCATTACTTGGCGCCGCGCCTGTTGCGAGCCGTCGGGGGCGCAACCGCTCCTTCAGTGATCGTTTCCGTGCCGGTCTCGCCGGTCTCGCCGGTCTCGCCGGTCTCGCCGGTCTCGCCGGTCTCGTCTACGATCGGAACCTCTTCGAGGTTAACTGCACCGATTTCCCGCAGATCGCCGTTGTCGAGGCGCTCTTGAATGAAAGCGGTGTGGGGGACGGTGGGATGCTCTCCGGGCAGAATCTCGCGGCCGGAAATGCGGTCCAGCAGCATGAAGTTGCCGGTGGTCTCGACGGTAATCTCTTTCATGGGATCTCCTATCCACAGGACTGGCTCGGCACATACATCGAGGGCCGCAACCGGGGTGCACCAGTAGAAAAGCCCCGAGGTTCGTGTGAACCCCGGGGCTTCCTAGTGACTAAGTCAGTTCAACCGATCAGGGATCGGCAGTGACTGCGTCGAGGTTCAGAATGTCGCGCGTGTCGGCGAAGACCAAACGGTAACCCGCATTCTTCGTCTTGACGTAGCGAACCTTCTGGTTCTCGATCGAGCGGACCGACTCTTCGATGTCCGAGCCGTTCTCGTTCAGCTCTTCGACCGTTTCGCCCTTGATGAAGCCAACGAGCTTCGACGCAGGGGCGGACGAGGACACCTCGAAGTTGACCTTCTGGTTGAACCGCGGGTTCTCGATCGCGACTTGGACGCCCGCCTTCGCGAGCACGTCAGTCATGGTCATGCCCTGGTACTGCGGCGTCGCAAACATGCGCTCCCACTCGAAGAACATGTCCCAGTTACCGAGGACCGTGTCGACCGGCACGCCCGCCTGAGCGCGGGTGATCAACCACTTGAGGAAGATCTCCCAGTTCATGCGGCCGGCGGCGATTGCGCCATTCCCGATGATCGACGCAGCGAGAGTGGAAGCGTTCGTCACGCTTGCCGCACCGTTGACGCCGTCGCCGTTGATCAGGAGATCGGTGACGATACCGACCTGTCCGATCTGCACCTCACGCTCGATGCGGTTTGCATACGGCGTGACGATGTCGAGGCTGATGCGACGCTCGAATTCGTAGGTGAACTCGTAGCCACCGCCGAACTTGTGGAACGTCACCGACTTGCTGTCGGTCTTCAGCGAACGGATCGGAATGCGCGCGCCTTCCGCGATCACGCCCGTCTGCTGATAGTCCTCGGCCTTGTCGTCGACAACGCGAGTGATCAGTTCGACACCGTTGGTGCCGCGGCTGTTCGCCAGCATGCCGCTCACGCTCTCAATCGAGCTCTGGCGATACTTCCACTGGACGACGTCATCGACGACTTCCGGGAAGAACGCGCGGGTACCCGGCTTGAACTGGAAGGTCTCGGCCGCGGCTTGCAGCACGATGCCCTGATCGAGGTCGTCGCGGAACGGAAGGCCAAGGTGCGCGAGCGCCACCTCATAGCCGTTCAGACCCGAGCCCTTAAAGGCACCGACGTTCGGGTCGATCGCGAGACGACAATAGTCCCGCATCGACAGCCCCGCGTTCTTCGCAGTCGCGACCAGCTTCTGACCAGCGTTGAGGGACTCAGACGGGTTGTCGCTCAGAAGCCCGGCGAGCACCTGATCGGCCGGCCTGCGGTTCCGTGCGATTTCAAGGAGAAGAGGGTTCATTTTGGGTGGTGCTCCTTACAGGCTCTCGACGACAGCGAAGTTGCTGCCAGCGATGGTGACGAGGGCGACCACGATGTTGACCTTGTGGTCGGGCGTCTTGGCGGCGCCGCTATTCGAGGCCCGAACCTCACCGTTGCCAGCGCCGACGACCGTGTCTCCACGGGCAACGACATTGAACCCGGTGAGCCCGGCCTTGATCGGCAGCAGCTCCTTGAATTTGCGCGCAACCGAACCGGTCTTGCCGGCGCCTTGCTGCGAGCGGTCCTCGTAAGCGTTAAGACGACCATCGATGGGATCGCCGTCACCGGCGAGCTTCATCGTGGCGTCGGCGGTCGCGTCGAGCGTGAGGGCCTTGCCAAGATCGGTCTGAGCGACAGCGCCGCTGATGTTGTAGGTGAAGATGAAGTCGTCGAGCGGGAAACCGTACGAGACTACCTTCCGCGGGTCATAAGTCATTGTCGAGGGTCTCCCTTATCGACGGTTGGTCTTGAAGGCGGACAGGCTCGCGGCCGGCTTCGCCTCGGTGGCACCCGAGCCAGCGCCGCCTTCGGAAGCGCCACCCGCGGGAATGATGGCCGTGAGGCCCCTGGTTTCGGCGTCGATCGCCGCGGTCAGATCCGCGACGGTCGTCGGAAGGTTCTCAACCGACTTGCCGGCTGCGGTGAGCAGCTTGGTCAGCGAGGCAGTGAGCCAGGTCGTGGCGGCGTCAGCGTCGGCCGTACGGTTCGCGGCGACCGCATTGTCCCGCTCGGAGGTGAGCGTCGCGATCTGCTCGTTCGCGGCGGTGAGCTGCGTCTGGAGTCCCTCGGCGCGCGTATTCGCGGCGGTGAGTGCAACCTCATGACCCGCAGCGGCGGCTTCGAGCACGCCGACCTTGGTCTTCGCGTCGATGAGATCTGCCGTAAGCTTGTTCGTATCCACTTGGTCTTCTCCTCGTGATGCCTGGCAGACCAGGCCGTCGATTTCGAAACCGCGGGCGGCGAGGCGCTGCGCGGATGCAGGCGCGAGCTTTGACGCCGAGCGACCCACAATTTTAGGTTTGTCCGCTGCACCGCGGGCCACCAGGCTGAGCTCGATGAGATCGGCGAGGCCGACCATGTTCACATGGACGCCGTCTTTTCCGATCTCATGATCGTTCGCGCAGGTGCGGGTGTAGAAGTTCTCGAAGTTCGCGCCCTCGCCGAGGTAGTCCCAGCCGCACTCCGAACAGAGGTAGGATGTCGGAAGGAACGAGATCGACACCTCGTCCAGCACGCTTTGATCGATGTCGTCGGCGAGCTTCGCTTCGGACGCCGCGAGATAGAAAAGCGTGCGGAGCTCGAACGAGCCGTCCGCGGAGTAATCGATGCCCGCGTCGACCACGCGCCCGTTGGGCATGTTCGACATGTTGTGGTTGGTCATCAACGGGATCGTGTTTCCCTTGTTGATGAAATCGGAGATCTGCTTGAGGGTCAGCGGGGTCGCAACCGCGCCTTCCCAGATCGTACCCTTCTTGCCGGGGAGTGGCTTGTTGTTCAGCGAGATCGCTTCGAAGACGGCGATCCCCTCAAGGCTCGTGTCTTCACCGACACGGTCCTTGATCAGCTGCTGCAGTTCGGGGGTGAGCTGGAGGCGCTTCATATTCCGAGCGCCTACGCGGCCACTCAGGGGCTCTTCGAGGAAAGAGCCGTCAACCGCTGTTCACCGCGACCGTGTCTCAATCTGAAACCGAGCTTTTCTTGCTCTGATTGTGAACCTTCGTTAACTACGCGCGGCTCAACACTGCATCAACAGAAGGGTTAGCCCGTGCAAGCCGTAAGTAACCTTCGTCACGCAGCCGGCCGAACCGTCCGCAATCTCAGGCGCAACCGCGTTGGCGGTGTCGGTCATGATTTTGCTGGCGACATTCGATTGCGGCTTCCCCACCTCGATATTCGCACCGTCTTTGACATCGGCGCCCACATCGGACTGACCGCAATCGAGTTCTCGGACGAGTTCCCGCAAGCCACGGTACACGCTTTCGAGCCGCACCCCGGAAACTTCTCCCGGATGCAATCGAACTGCGCCGGCAAGCCAGAGGTAAGGTTCTACAATCTCGGGATCGGCGCAGAACCTGGCACACTCCCGTTTCATTTCGACCCCGAGCACCCGACAATGGCCCGCGTCGTCAGCAACGGAGAAGAGGTCACGGATACCGTGGCGATCGATACCGTTGACCGCCTCTGCGACCAGCTTGGAATAACCCGCATCGACTTCATGAAGATCGACGTCGAGGGTCATGAAATTCCGGTTCTGGAGGGAGCGATCAGGATGCTCAGCGAAGGCAGGATTTCGCTTCTCAAGCTCGAAACCGCCATTGACCCGGATCTCTCTTATCACACCCAATTGTGGGACTTGTGCGAACTCCTTCAGCCGCTCGGCTACCGTTTGTTCGGCTTCTACGACCAGTGGGAGAACACGCTTTCAACTGAAAGCGCGAAACTGAGGCGGTTCGACGTGGCCTTCATCTCGCCGGGGATCATTCACAGAACCTAATTGTGCACCGTCACCGGCCCCTTGGCGGTTACACCGAGATCGGTGACATGAATATTGTCGATCGATCCGGAGAAGTTCTTCAGACCCATGAAGCCCCACACGCCATCATCGGGCGCAGTGAGATAGACCGTATATGAGCCGTTGGCGGTAATGTCCTTCGACATGCCGAAATTCTCCGGCGGCGTCGCGTGGTCCATCTGGTAGCTGTGACCGAAAATCTGCGGCGCGTCCGGTCCCCATTGGTTGTGGGGGACCTTCTGCGTGAAGCCGTCGCCGAGATCGTTGGTGCAGCTGTTGTGCGCCATGTTGCAATTGGCGAACCAGCGGGTGCGGACGCTATCCGACCACGCTTCCCAATAATCGGCGTGCTCGGTGCAGCCCGCCTGGCCGCCGGTATCGTAGCACGCTGCCATTTCATCGGACGACAGTTTCCACTTCCCGTCGAGGAATGACTGATCGACCGTGTAGGACAGTAACAGGGAAATCTGCGGCAGCTTGACCGCGTGGGCTGACAGGCAATGAACAATATTGTTACCCCAGCTGATGTGGTCACGGTGGTTCGGCGAGTCGACGTTCGTTCCGTCCCAGCAGGACGGCATGCCGATCGAGCGCGTGACACGTCCGCCAAGAGCGCAAACGTGGGCGTCCATGATCTCCTGGAGCGACGAATAGGCGCTGCCATATTGCGTGCCAGCTGGCTGTCCGCCCTCGCCGTTGGGGCCACCAGCGCACTGCCACGCCCCGCTGATGCCGCGAATGCTGCACCGCTCAGTGGTTGAGTTGCCAACGCTTACGGTATCGGCCGGGCCGCAGTTGTTGTCAGTGGTGGACGTGGCGTTGAACGAGCCTTTGTAGCCAAACGTGAAGCGAAGGCTGCGTGGGACGTTCTGGCAGGTAGCGGTGGGAGAAAATTCGGCGCACATGCTTGCGGCCGTACCCTGCGTTTCTCCTGCCGCCTTATAGGGCGAAATCAGCGTGATCGTCTCCGATCCGACCGTCATGGAATTGTTGAGCTGATATGTTCCGATCCCTCCAGACGTGCCCGTCAATTGCGAGACGATTTGCGTTCCGGCAGTAATACCCGTGCCCGTGATGAACTCGCCATCGGGGCTGATCGGATTGGTGACGCCTCCGGTTGCCGTGACGGTCAGGGTCGTCCCGGAAATAGAGCCGGTTAGGGAGACGCTCGAAGGTTGGGCGGGGTCAGACGGTCCCTTGTAGTAGACCAGCAGCGGGCCGGTTTTCTCGGCATCGCCGTTGCCGTCAAGGACTGCGGGAAACCAATAGCCCGAGCGGTTGATCGTGTTTTGTGGATCGGACGGGTTGCTACAGCTCGACTGCGCCTTCGTGCGGAAGTCGTTATAGGTCCAGCTGGGCTCCATGTTGGTCGCGCCGACGAGCTCGTGAAGGTGCGGCGACTGGGTGCCCGGATAAACCAGCGGATCGACGCGCTTGAAGCCGCCGCTGATGCAGCTGATACGCCACGAGCCGTTGCGCTCGGGATCGTCGCCGGGGCCGGTGGTGCTGCGAAGGATACCGCCGGCCTGCAATCCATTCGAGGTGGTGAAATTGTCCGCTACTGCCGAAACGGAAGCTGCGGTGATCCATGTTCCCGTGGGCGATGACGGCATCTTCACGCCAGCGAAGGCACGAAGTTTGCCGGTCCCGGTGATGCCCGAAACGTCGAAGGTGATCTTGTAACGATGCAGCTTTTTGACGAGGCTGCTCATCTGCATGAGCATCGCCATGCGGGTCGCGCTCGAGGCGACGCACTTGGATCCGGTGACTGCCCACCCGCTATCCGGCATCCACGAACCGGTGCTGTCGCAGCCAACGTCAGTATTGATCTCGACGGCATATGCCGGCGCGGAGACGCCGACGATGAGCGCAAGCGCGAGAAGGAGTTTCTTCATCATGGGGCGACAAATCCTGCGGGTGGGGTGCGGGTGAAACCGGAGAAGCGCATGGTGCACTGGCCGCCGTTGGCGAACTGTGCTGCTGGATAGAGAGCCGCAGAGCCCATCGCGGAGATGTCGAGACCGCCTACCCCGGTAGCGGGATTGGCGCTTGCTCCGGGGAGCCAGGAGCCAGCCGAGGCCCCATCGGCCGCGGCGACGCGCCACCAGACCTTCTTGGCATCGACATCGACGGCCATGTCCACGCCATCGCCAGTGACGTAGGTGGCATAACCTGAGTTCGCACTTCCGTTGTAGTCAGTGAAGCCGTTCTTCCAATAAGTCGCCATGTTGGCGTTCGCGGCGCCGTCCCCGAACAGCTCATGGTTGCCGCCCTGCGACAGCGTTGCCGTGGCGTTGGCAACCGCTGCGTACATATTGGCATTGTTCATCTTGTATTCGACGTAGAACTTGCCGGTCGATGGGTACGAACGGTTCGTGCGGATCGCCATGACGCCGCTGCCATCGACGCCCACTGCGGTGAGGTTGCCATTGCTCAGTGTGATCGTGCCGAATTTGTCGGTGGCGCTCCACGTCATCGCAACGACAGCATCGGTCGGGCTGATGGCGGGGCCAACGTAACTGTAGCCAAGGCCGTTGGGGCTGTTCGTGTAAACCGTGGGGCGCAGATACTGAGTGGCTGTGGGGGCGGTAAGGCCAGCGGCGGCGAGGCCGGAGCTTAGGTTCGCCCCGGATTGCAGATCGTCGTTGGTGAGTTCGTAGTAAACGTCCTGGACGCGCGTGGTGTTGTCCATGATCGAGCCGGAACTGAAAACCTCCCAGCGTGTCATGTAACCGGCATAGACCTTGGCCCCGAAGGTGATGTTCCAGGTCATCGGCGTCACGCCCGAGGCCGACGTCCGCGTGAACGCGGTGATGGCGTTCGTAAGATCGATCGCGACGGTCGCCGCCGTCGCTGCGGAGCGCGTCTCGGCCGATGGTCCGGTGCCGTTGGTCGCCACAACGCCAACCTTGAACGTCTTGCCGGCGTCGTTGTCGTTGACCAGCAGGGCGTCGTTGGTTGCCCCGCCGATGGCGACGAAGCCGCTGCCGCCGTCGGCGTACCATTGGTAGGCGTAGCCGGTCGGAGCGTTCGTCCACGTGCCCGTTGAGGCATAAAGCGTTTGCCCGACCACGGCATCGCCGGAGATGGCCGGGGCGACGGTGTTGACCGGAACCGCTCCGGTCACCGTCGTCGAAGTGAACGTGTCGCTCGTGGCGCCGACTGTCAGGGTCGTATTAACCGCTGTTGAAGCGCTTGCGGACGATGTGTGACGAACCGCCAAGGTGTCGCCGTTCACAACTGTAACTGGCCCAGCGCCCCAAGTGCCGCCGTTCTTCTGCAACTGGCTGGAGGCGTCACCGCTGATCGAGGCCGTGGCGCTGTCGCTGGCGCCAAGCCCAGCGATCGTGATCGTGTTCGATGTCTCGAGCGTGCTAAGCGGTGCACTGGGTACATCGGTGAAGCTGAAGGCGCTTGGTGACGTGTCGTTCAGATTAGAGACAGCGATCGCGAGCGTCGTCGAGCGCGGAGAATTGGCGCTGTCGGCCAAGGTCTCTACGATGGTAATATTGTGACTGGTGGCGGCCTCGTAATTGAGCAGAGATCCGTCCGCGACAGTGACCTGGCCGGTCGATGCGTTGATGGCGAACCGCCCAGCCGCGTTATCCGACAGGCTCTTAGTTGAGCCGGCGGTATACCCCGTCGGTGTTCCAACAATCGTGGTGTTCGCGGAATTCTCAGGAACGCTGAGCGAACCGGTAAGAGCAGCCAAGCTTGGCTGTTCGAAGACATTGCTGACTGACACGGCGAGGGTCGTCGAGCGCGGCGAGTTCGCGCTGTCAGCCAAGGTCTCAACGATGGTGATGTTGTGGCTGGTAGCTGCCTCGTAATTGAGCAGCGAGCCATTCGCGACGGTAATTTGTCCGGTCGATGCGTTGATCGAGAAGCGACCGCTAGCGTCGTCGGAAAGACTCTTCGTGGAACCCGCTGTGTACCCGGTCGGTGTGCCCACCACCGAGCCATTGGCCGAGTTTTCGGCGATGCTCAGGGAGCCGGTGAGCGCGGCCAGATTTGGCTGTTCGGAAACGTTGACGACGGTCACGGTCAGCGTCGTCGACCTGGGGGACCCTACCGCACCGGTCAGGGTCTCTACGATTGTCACTGAATGGCTTGTCGCAGCTTCGTAATTGGTCGGTGTTGCGGCCGCGACCAGGTTGCCGCCCGAGATCGTGAAGCGACCACCGGCGTCGTTCGAAAGAGATAGGGTCGAGCCACTCGATTTATTGAGGATCGAGCCCACCACCGTACCAGCCACGGAGTTCTCGGCGATGGTGCTGTTGTTGAGCCCAAGAGCCTGCAGCGCTGAGCTGGCGCCTTTGATGACCTTGAGCGCCTTCGAAGAAGGCCGGAGGACGACCCGATACCGGTTCATTCGACCCACCCGTAGATGTAGACGGTCCCTACCCAGAGCGGCGTCGGCTCAGGAGCCGTATTGTCGAGGACGACAAAGTCCTTGTTTGAGGCTGCGTAGATGACCTTGATGTCGGCGTTGGTGAGCTCGAGCAGCAGCTCGTCTGTCGTTGCTCCAGCAACGAGCGTCTTATTGATGCCCGTGCCGCACTCGAACGTGACGCTCACACCGGTCATGTCTCGGGGGAGGTCGTTGTCGTCGACGAAATTCACCGAAATGACGACACCCTGCCGGCCGTGCAGCTGGATATCGCCATTGTCGTCGACGATGTCGGGGATGATCTTCACGCGAAGGTCGTGACGTCGTCGAGCGCACGCTTCGAGGAAAGACGAGGCAACCGCGATCAACCAAGCAAAAAAGCGTAGCCATATTGTTTTCGCGCTGCCGCCACCGCTGCCTTCACGCCAATCGTGACGCCTGCCCAGATCGAGCTGGTGGTCGTCATTGAGAAGAATACGCCTCCAGTGGGCGCACCGCTTGGCGTCAGCTGATTGACGATGATTCCGCCGCCAGCGCCGCTCGCGGTCGACTGGTTGAAGATAAAGGCGTTGCTTCCTGCCTGTCCGCCCCACGACGGACTCGAATTGGTCGCAGCCGTGGCGCTGTCGCGGTCCGTGAAGAAGCAGGCCAGCACGAGGTCGTTGGCGGTAAGGTTGGCCTGCGCGATCGAGTTGGTTGTGAAGCTCGTCTGCGCGACGCTGGCGCCGGTAAATCCGCTAGTGATGAACGGCGTTGTCGCGTCGCAGCCGCTGAAGGTGATCAGTGTAGCGTCGGTATGATCTCCGCTATCGCCAACGGCGATGCCGCCGCTGATGTCAGTCGAACTGATGCTGGCCTTGTAATAGACGAAGCCCTTGGTGATGCCCGCTGCGCCAGGCGTGCCTGTAGTTGAAAGGCTATCGAGGAGGGTAAACCCTGTGGGGGTGGATGGGAGATTTTGCCCCGCCGTCTCGATGAGTAACAGGGCCGCTTCACCAGCCGTTGCGCCAGTGCCGAACGCGACGGTGATGCCCGCCGTGCCCGCCGCGAGAGTGGTGGAGACGCTCGTGCGGGTAACGCCCATGCCTTAGCTCCACTGGATACGTAGCGTGACAGTGATCCGCTTGGCGTTGTCGTTCGCGGAGACGCTCGCGCGCAGACAATCGCCCTGGGCAAGCACGGTACTACCCCACCCGGTGAGCGTCGTGTCCTGGTTCTTTTGCGCCGCGCTGGTGTTCGGCTTGTCCGTGCCGGCGATCGAGGCCACGGTGGGGAAATTGGCGTAGGTGCCGCGCAGAATATCGACCGAGCAGGTGGCACTGGTGTCAGTTGAGATCGTCCAGCCAACGATAGTCGCGGCACCGGGCAGATCCGGGAGATCCACTGTCTGGTTGGCGGCAATGACGGAACCACCCCCATCGATGACGAAGGTGATTGAGGCGTAGGTGGGGCTGAACGCCTGCGAGGAGTCTGAACTCCTCGTCAGAGCGCCGCTGTAGAACTTCATTAGCCGACGACCAGCGCTTTGATCGCGTTCGAGGCCGGCGCGCTTGAGAAGGTCAAGGTGACGTTGTTGACGTCGGTCGCAACCCAGTCGACCAGGATTGCTTCATTCGTCGAGGCAAGGCGCACGGAGACGGCCACGTCCTGGGTATTGAGATTGTGATTGAGTGCGATGCTCGTCGCGGCTCCGTTACCGACCGTGAACGCGACCTTTCGCGCAACGACTGCGGTGTCGATCGCCACGCCGGCCGCCGATACACTGATGCCCGTCGAGGGCTTGACCGAGAAGCTGTTGCCGGTGAGCAGCAGGCCGTTGCCGTTGGTGTAGCTCGTGCCACCCGTGAACTGGGTGATTGTGATGCTGGTCGTGCCGAGCGTGATTGCGCCGGTGTTCGCGCAGCGCCAAGTCGAGGCCCCATAGGTGCCACCTTCCTCGACGTACCAGGTTGCACCAGGTGTGATCTCGCCAGTTGCGTCGGCATCCGTTGCGCGCGACCAGGCGCCGGCTGCTACGACATAGACGCCGTTCTGACTGCCCGTAGTCTGCGCTGTCAGAAGAACTCGGTCACCCGCGACAAGGCTGACACTGTCGATCGTCTGGGTGCCCGTCAGCGCGACGTTGGCGACCGCGATCGCGCGGACGGAAGGCTTGCTGTCGATGCCAGCGGCGGCGTTCTGCACCTGCGCGTCGACATAATTCTTGGTCGCTGCGTCCTGTGGGTTCGTCGGATCCGTGACGTTGATGATCTTGTGCGAGGCCATCGACAGATCGACGTTCGGAGCCGCGAACTGATCGAGGCGATAGCCCTGAACGGTCGTCGCAAGATCGCTGATCGTCGCTGCCAGCTGGGTTCCAGTGTGGTTGGCGCGCGCCAGATAAAAAGCCGCGTTCTGGCCGTTCAGCAGCGCAGAATCCGTCGCCTTGTTCGCGAACGAGGTGCCGTTGTAGGTGAGCAGCTGATTGGTGGCAGTGTTGAAATAGGTTTGACCGACGGCGGGCGAGCTCGGATCCGCCGAGAGCGGATCGATAACGATGCTCTTCGCCGCGTTCTTCTGGAAGTCTTGAGCGTTGTAGATCTTCATCGGTCAGGGCTCCTACGAGAGGTCAGCGGAGCCCAGCGTGGGCTGACTGAAGGTGATGGTGAGGACGTTCTCGTCGAGGTGTTGGACGTCGGCGACGATCACGTCGCCAACCGAGTCACGGATCGAGACGACCGGATAGCGACCAAGATTGTGCGGAATCATCCACACCAGCTGAGCTGACGGCGCAGTCCAGGTGAAACCGCGCTCGGCGCGCACGGAATTGAACTCGCCCGCCACGCGCACGGTAAAATCCTGCAGACGTTCCTGAAGCGTGGTCAAGCGAGCGTGTCCTCATAAGACGAGATTGGTCTCGAAGAGCAGCACCAGATCGCCGGGATCGGGTATCTGCCCCGGTTCCACAGGAACCGGGCTTGCACTTTGAACAACGCGAAGCTGCGCGCTACGTGGAGCGAGCTGCACCACGGCGGTGGCGCCATCCCTCAGAACAATTCGCTCGATGCTCTTGGCTGTGATCGTGATCATGCAAAGCCGGTCACGAGCAATATGCCGCTCCACAGGTTATTGGCGGGGTCAGCCGTCTCATCGATAAGGGCGAAATCGGCCTTCTTGCCGACTAGGGTGTTGTAGAAGCCAACAGGGATCTCGAGGACTAGCTCATCCGTCGTGGCGCCCGCGATCAGCGTAATCGTGGCTCCGTCCTGGACATAGAGCTTCACCGTCGCGCCGGTCATATCCCGGGGCGAACCATCCTCCTGCTGGAAGAAGATCGGGATCCGAAGCCCCTCCTTCGCATGGAAGACGATGTCCCCTTCCTCGGTGATCGGTGATGGCATGCTGATCATACGTCGACCTCAAAGTGGAGCTTGGTTCCTGATCCAGGCTTCGAGGCGTTCGACTTCGCTGATTTCCCGCCTTCGGGTGCGAGCGACCGGCCATGGCTGTCCTGGTTCGGCGAGACACTCGTGACATCGACGTTCGCGGCTCCAGCGTTGGGGGCGAGAAAGTTCGTGCCGGAAAGTTCCGGTGTGCCGACGGGTGGCGGCCGACCGTACATCTCCATGTGATATTCGAGGTCGGTGATGAGCCCGGCTGACAGATCCTGTTTCAGGCGGGCCGACTTCATGACCTTCTGCGGCTCGAGCTCGAGGACCGGTCGGAGCTCGACCGGATTGAACCGCGCCTCGACGCGGCCCTGATAACCGGCCATGCGAGCCGCGAGCGTCAACGCTTGCGTGAGCACACCGCAGATCGAACGATTGAGACTGTCGGCGCCGAGCGCGAAGAGCCGCGCCTCGGTCCCCGCCACCTGCCCGCCGTCGGCTTTGCCGACGACTGCCGGCATGACTTTCAGCGCGGCCTGGTTCTGGGCATCGAGCACGTCGATGACACCTTGGATCTGCAGACCCGCGCCGGGGTTCTTGTCGTTAATGACTTTCGCCGTGACCGCGCTCGAGTGAACCAAAGCCTGGTCCGACCTGATCTGGTTGAGCGACGTCTTAATCTTGTTAATCTCGTCCTCGACGAACTTCCGCATCTCCTGCGGGTTCTGGCGAATGGTGACCGGTGCGTTCTGGATCAGCACCTCCTCCATCACCTCGAAGTCGAGGCGCGGGTAACCGACCACGCGCATGATGCGGTAGAGTTCGTTGATCACCTCCTGGCGTGCGGCGATCGTGTTGATCGCCGCCACGAAGGGCGAGAAGGTGTAGACGTCGGTCGGGTTCTGATGGAACCGGCTGACGAAGAAGCTCGGGATGTTGAGGTCTATCTGGACCTGGGCGCCTTTCGGCTTCTGCACGGGTGAGTACACACCCGGCTGCTTCTCGTTCCAGACCAGGCTGACCGGGTCGACGAGACGAAGCTCGGAGGGCACCATCTGTTTGTCGAAGACGAGCTCGGCCGCGTTCATGCCGCGGAGCAGCATGTAGTAACGCAGGTCTTGGGCCAGCCCCGACAGCAACGGCTTATTCGAGAAGCCGACGCTGTAGTCCGAGACAACCGTGAGCTGCTCAAGGATTTGACGCCCGAGCTGGATGCCTTGGGCGTCGAGCTGCGCGTTCGCGTCGAAAGCCCAGACCACCAGATCCGCACTCGAGGCGATCGTCAGGTAGGCGTGAACCGCAGCAGAGACGTCGGGATCGTGATTGACCGCGGCGTTGAGCAGGTCGCGAGAGTCCGACGTCAGTCGGCTGTCGTACAGCTGATTGAGGTGGTCACGGTACTGCGGTGCCGTCAGCAGCGGATTGTTGCCCTTGAAGGTCGGCGTGTAGCTCTTGCCGCCCTTGAGCTTCCCCTTGGGGAGAATGAGTTTGACGGGATTGAGGGACGCCATCAGCCGAGCCTCGACGCGCGCGCAGCGCTGCCCAGGAGATGGGTCTTCGCCTGGTCACCGGTATCGGCGCCATCGACCATGCTGGAGGTTGCGATAACCCCGCTCTGGGTCTGGTACATGTGCTCGCAGATCCTCCGGCTCAACAGATTGAAAGCCATCGAGTGGAAGAAGTGGTCGTTGCCGCTCGTCTTCTTCCACGTCGCTTCGGCGTTTGCGTCAGGGCTCTCATCGCGCACCATGTCGCAGAGGTGTGTGATGAGCGTCTCCCTCAAATGCGTGTAACCACCGATCACCATCTTCCTTTGAGAGATGGTCGCGAGCATCCGATCGAAGATCAGCGTCTGGTTGCCCGAGTAGTGGGTGAGGACTCCGAGCTCGTCCTTGTGCGGCGACAGCGCCGCGGTGCCGCGCCACTGGATTGGCATGACCAGCCCCGTCGTGAAGTCGCGGAGCGCGTCAGCGGTCGGAGTGAACGGGAACCGGTCGATCCCGGCAGAGGCGATGTTGTAGACCTTGCGAAGCTCGGCGATCCGCGCCTCGAGGCGCGAAACCGGTACCTGCTCGAAGAGGATCCAGACGGGCTCGCCGTTCTCGTTGTCGTACGAGAGGGTGAGGTAGCACTGGAAGCCAACGTCGACGCCCAGGAAGACGGGTATGTCGTGCGAGATGTTGGGGATCTCGGCGGACCCGCGCGCCATGCAGGCTTCGATGTCTTCCCGCTGGACCTGGCTGTCGGCTGAGTTGTGAGGTTCGCCGAGCACCGTGTTGTAGAAGCCGCGGATGAACCCCGATTTCAGGTACTTGGCGAGCTGGGTGAAGACATAGTCCGGTGACAGCCGGCCGGCGGAGAACGGTCGGACGTAGTAGCCACGGAAGGCCGTGCGGCTCGGATGTCGGGCGACCCATTCGCGGGTGCTGGCGTTTGCCAGGTCGAGCGCCCGGTGACAGCGCTCGCACTTCACATAGGTTTCGGAGAGATCCATCGTCGCGATGATCTCTGCGGTGAGGTCGGTGAACTTCTCGAGGTCGAGCTGCTCGAACTCGGGGCAGTGGACGAACTTCCGGGTGAAGAGCGGCACCTGCCAATGGTTGCAGGCCTCACAGCGGATCTCGTACTCGCGCTGGTCAGTGAGCTTGTAGTCCCGATCGATCCCGTAGCCCTTGAAGGTCGGGGTCGAGAACTTCTGCGTGATCCGCATCGACGAGTTCTGCAGACGCGACTGGTACAGACCGATCATGTCCTCGGGGGAGAGATCGAGCTCGTCGTGCATGAGGAAGTCGGCGGGGATCGAGGTCGCGTCGTCTTCGCCGCACCCGGTGATGTAGCCGAAGCTCTCGCGGATCTGGATCAGGCCGGTGGAACGGATCGGCTTGATGTCGGACGGCGGATTGAAGACGTCGTCGCGATCGAGGATCGGTTTGAGGCGGGTCTTGTAGACGCGCTTGAACATGTCCTCGTTCGGCAGCGAGAAGATGCCCGACACGGCGTCGTTGCGAGTGAGGATCCCAAGATATTTGCGGAGCTGAACCTCGGTGAGGCCCACCTGGGAGCATTTGATCACCGACATGTCGGGGTGCATGTCGTCGATGATCGCGCGCTGAAATTCGTAGCTCTGGAACGAGAACGGCACCGCACGACGGATCGTCGTGTTGTTGCAGATCCACTCGCTCATCGGCTGGGTCGAGGATCCAGCGCCGTAGCGTTGCCTGACGGTCTGGTAGAGGTCCTCGAACATCGGTGAGGGTTAACCGGGGTTTTGCATCCGGCAACAAGGGTGAAATGTGACTTGGTGGACAACCAAGTGACTGAGTCACATCAGAAAGTTGGCTGGAATTGAAATCGCCGACCCGGTCTTAGGGTCGGAATGAGCAATTACCCCACCCTGCGTCTCGGCGTGCTGCAAGGCATCGTCGATCTGAAAGCCGCGTGCGACGCCAAGCCAGGCTTTTTGCGGGCGTCAGATTGTCCCTACGACAACGACACCGTTTCCATCCTCGAGAAGCTGTTCAAGCCGGTCGAGATCGAGGTCATCAAGGAGGTGATCGTCGAGAAGCCGGAGCGCGGCAAGGTCGGCCGGCCGACGAACAAGAAAGAGCTGTCCGAAGACGACGCCGCCGAGCTCGAAAACGAAGCCAAGGAAATGCTGACCGAGCTTCGCCAGATGGCGAAGAAGGATGACGGTGCGCTCAAGGATCTCGACACCCAGACCAAGCTGACGATCCTCAAGACGAGGGCCTCGCTGATGGAGAAGCTGGTCTCGATCCGCGAGCGCTTCACCAGTTCGCGCAAGGTGCTGGAATTCCAGAACACCGTCGTCGGCATCCTCGACGACCTCATCCCCGAAGACATGCGCGACGAATTTCTGAAGCGCCTCGAGCCTTACCGGAGCTAATATGACAGACCGCGTTTTCGCCGACTTCGCCCCCTTCTACTGGGAGGCGGGGATCCCCGCCATGCCTCTCAAGGTGAGGAGCAAGGCACCGATCCTTTCGGAGTGGACCCAGTACGGCAGCAATATGCCGTCCGCCGCGGTTCGCGAGCACTGGCTGACCACTTATCCCCGCTCGAACATCGGTCTGCCATTTGGCCCGGCCAGCAAGCTCTGCGCGATCGACATCGACACCACCGATGAAGCGCTGGTCAAGGCGATTGAGGATTGCCTGCCGGCTACCCCTTGGCGCCGCGTCGGCAAGAAGGGCTGTGCACTGGTCTTCAAATGGCAGGGCCAGAAGAACTTCAAGATCCGATCCGACGAGGGGATGATCTGCGAGTTCCTCGGGCTCGGCAACCAGTTGGTCCTCCCACCCAGTATTCATCCTGATACGGGCGAAGCCTACACGGCGACGACGAACCTATGGGAGGTGATGGACCAGATCCCGGCGCTCGGGGTCGATATCGAGGACCGCCTGCGCGCGGCGCTCGGCGTCAAGGGCGTGACGCTCTCGCACGAAGGGCGCTCCAAGCCTCTGGACGTCGTCCCCTCCGGTGAGCGCGACATCCAGCTCGTCCGTCACGCCGGCTACCTCGCGCGCGTGGTCTTCGGGCTCGACAAGCAGACCAGGTTCTCGCTCGTCGAAGCGATGCAGCACATGCACCATTGGGTCGAGAACTTCACCGCGCGCGTCGCGGGCGACGACATGGATCCGCAAAAGGGCATCGCCAAGCTGCTCGAATTCCTCCTTCGCGACATCGAGGGTGGCCGCACCCTGCCCGAGGGATGGGACGCGAACCTGACTGACGAGCTGCGCGCTCACCCGACGATTGCGACGATCGCCGAGAAGAACAAGGCCGAACGCTGGGACTTCGTTCGGGCCCGCGAATGGCTGATCGAGCAAGTGAGTGCGAAACAGGACGACGACCGCTGGGCGCTGCAGAAGGTCCGCGAGGTCGTCGACAAGGTCGCCGCGGACGAGCAGTTCGACGAGTTCGAGTTCGACACCCTGATCCCAACGATCGAGAGCTGCCTCGGCAAGGGCGCGAAGATGGCGCGCGCCGCGATCAAGAAGATGTTCAAGGAAGCGCGCGCCACCGGCGGTGAGGTCGAGATGGCCGAAGATCACGAAGGCATCGCGCGCCAGGTGATCGAGGACATGGGTCGCGGTGGTGAGCTTCGCCACGCTCACGGCAGCTTCTGGCAGTGGAGCGGTTCGTGCTTCGCTCAGCTCACCGACGCGGTGATCTACCGGCACATTGCCGAGCGCGTGAAGGGCAACGTGCTGTCGAAGCGGCACTCCGACTACGCTGCGATCGTGAAGACGATCGGAATGCTGGTCGACGCGCCGCTTGAGGAAAACCCTGAGCTCGGGATCAACTTCGCCAACGGGTTTCTCGACATGAACCTGGCGCTGCACGAGCACTCGCCGACCTTCGGCAAGACCTTCACGATGCCGTTCAACTACGTCCCGGCCCGCCGGCACGAGTGCCACCGGTTTCTCGAGATGCTCGAGCGCGCGTGGGGCGACGATCCGGACTTCGACGACAAGGTGAAGGCGCTTCAGGAGGTCATGGCCGCGACGATGTTCGGCATCGGCCCGCGGTACCAGCGCGCCATACTTCTGTACGGCCAAGGTGGCACCGGCAAATCCCAGCTGCTCGATATCCTCGGGGCGATGATGCCCGACAACGCAGTTTGCGCGCTGCCGCCGCACAAGTGGGGCGAGCGGTTCTCGCTGACCTCGATGGTCGGCAAGGTGCTGAACGTCTGCGGCGAGCTCCCCGAGGATTCGATGATCTCCGGCGAGCGCTTCAAGGGCGTCGTCTGCGGCGAGCCGCAGGACACCGAGTACAAAGGCAAGGACGGGTTCACGTTCGCGCCGATGTGCGCGCACTGGTTCGCCTCGAACCACTTGCCGCGGTCGAGGGATACGTCGGACGGGTTCATCAGGCGTTGGATCATCTTCGAGTTCACCCGCAAGATCGCCGAGAGCGAGCGGATCCTCGACTTCTCCAAGATCGTGATTGCCGAGGAGCGCGAGGCGATCGCGGCCTGGGTGGTCGAGGCGTTGCCGCGGCTGCTGCAGCAGCGCGAGTACACCCTCCCCGCCTCACACCGTCGGTTGGAAAACCTAGTTTTACGGTCGAATAATTCCGTCGCCGCTTTCCTGCAGAGCTGCGAGCGAGTGAGGCCCGACGCCGAGAGCACCGCCGACTGCCGCACGGTGTTCGACCAGTACATCTTCTACATGAAGGACGTCAGCAAAGGTTACGGCGTCACCTTCGAGCGCTTCAAAGCGATGCTCGAGGGGCTCGGTTACAAGGTGGTCGAGTACTCCGACGAGATGAAAGTCACCCGTGACAGGGTGAAGGGGCTCAAAGTCGTGGTTCCGGCGGGGGTGAAGCCTTGAGCGTCTACGTCGAGCCTCACGCCCTGGCTCAAATGACTGCCGACTCCCCCGTTGAGCTGCTCGATGCGACCGAAAGGCTCGGCATCGAAGCGACCGGGGTCGTGGTGCAGCTTTCAGTCAGAACTCGCGGAATTGCTGTGGGTATGGGTGCGATCGAGCTGTCCAGGCGCGAATTTGTCGCGAAACTCGACGAAATTAACGACAATGGGCGCGGTTTTGGGCCTAATTTGGCTCAGATTTGCAGGTAATCGTACACAAATACGGGACTTGTGACTTAGGAAAAAGCGAAAATTACCCCCGGACAATTTGGGGATGATCCGTCTTAGTGTGACGTTTCCCCACAACAAGAACGTGGCACCCTTCCTCGCCTAAGTGCTTGGAAACGTTCATCTTTCTGGCACCATGTATAACGATGTCAGTGTGTTACTAATACTATACAAGTATTGGTATTCTACCTGGTAGGCCCGTCTATGGTGAGCACATGGACAGGCAAACGCCCCTCTCGGGAGCCACGGCTCTCTTTGTGCCCTCGCCACTGGCGGGGGCGCAAGGCGTGCGCGCTGCCCATGCTTGGGAAATTTCCCATATTTCAGGAGATTGTGACATGACTGCCATTGCATTCGATATCGCGCACTATGGCGAAACGACGGAAGACTTGCGTCAGAAGGGAGTTTCTTTCGAAAACAAGGCAACCGACTGGAGCCGAGAAGGCCTTTGCGGTCTCTTCTCCGGACGCATGACGGTTGGCGACATGACGGCGACACTATGCGCTATCCTGAAGCCCAAAATGGCCAACGGGAAGGCGGGAACAACGCTTTCCAGTCTTCGCAATGTGAAGGGCGGTGACGCTATCCGCAAGGTGGCGGAGGGCGTCATTGACGTCTTCGAAGCGTCCAACACTGGCGCTGTTGCGGAGGCTTTCCGCCCTGTTGCCATTGCCTTTGCGACGGCTTCACCGGACGCGCCCAAGTCTCTCAACGCACTACGCAAGGAGCTTGCCAAGCTGCGCGCTGAAGCGAGCAAGGCGGCCGTTGAGGCGGCGGACAACGCCAAGCCGGAAGGCGAAGGCGACGGCGAAGGCGAGGAAGCGCCGGAGGCGAAGACTTCGCTGGCCGTTGTCATTGAGCGCGCCGCGCTCGCCATTGCGGAGGCGTCCGCCGATGACCTTTTGCTGGCCGATGACGCGATTGCCTCACTGATGGAGACAATCAAGGCGCGTTATGCCGAAACCGCGGAGGCGGAAGAGGCACTCGCGGCCTGATCCACAAAGCCCCGTTTGGGAAATTTCCCAAACGGGGCTCTTGCGAGGCGCGCGGCCTTCCCCCTCCACCGCGCGCCTCACAAGAGCCCCGTTCGACAGGAGATCGACGCCATGCCTCGCGCCCACGTTCAAGGCTATGACAGCAACGCCGCGCAATTCGAGCGCATGGGCAATCCGTGGGTTTCCGAACGCGAGCGCGCGGAGTTTTCGGCCCCGAACAAGAAGGAGGCGCGCCAGAACCGCAATCCGCGACGCGGTGTGGATTTGGGAAATTTCCCAAAACCGGCGTTCGAGCGGTCCACTGATCCGCGCAAGCGGCGCCGCGATTTCATTGCCCTCGCGTTGTCCCGGGTGGGTGGATCGCGAACCATTGTCCCGACGATCGCGAAGCCCGACGACGCCGTGGTCCGCGCGCCGGGGTTGACCGAGCTCAAGCCGCTCACATCGGAGCAGCTGGCCTTGCGCCAAGCCCAGCGCGACGCCGTTGCGGCGCGGCTGGAGGCGGGCGCGCTCGCCTACGCTGCGAGCGAGGCCGCGAAGGCGGCCGAGCGCAAGCGTCTGGAAGCCATTGTGAAGGCCGCACAGAACCGACTCGCTGCTTTGGGCTGAAACTTGAAGTGACTAGGTCACTTGTGCGGGTTGGCGAGGGCCAGTTGCTTCTTTGGGCTGGAAATTGAAGTGACTAGGTCACTTGTG